CGGGGATCCAATAAGCGATTCATTTACGCTGGTCCACAACTGTGACGACATACTGGTATTAATTCTAGCAGACATACCTATAGATTCCATAACGTAGTTATATCCTCCAGACTTGGTTTGAACTTTATTCCAAACCCCACTATCGTATATCAAGGTTTTAGCATCAAAAATAAATAGATAATAAACCTTCTTTTCATTTTCGGCGGGGACAGGAGACCAATCCTGGTCGCTCTTAGCAAGACACACATAGTAATCAGCACTATTATCCACTACGCTAGATATCATGGCATCTAAGGTTTGATATTTTCCTAGTCTTGATCCAGAAAAAGTTAGTGTGTTATTTGCGTATACGCCAGATTTAACGGAGAAACTTTCGCCTGATTCTAAAGACATGTCAACGCTGATGCTATGGCTTCTATTGGGCTGCCAGTCGTTTATTAGGCCATTCTCTGTAAAGGTGTTAGCAATAAGTTCTTCTAGAAACTCACTAGTGCAAGGAAGACGATAAACTGAATGATGTATTTTTAGTTTACTTGTCAAACCTTCAATTAGGATTTGCTTAATGTTATCTAGCACATCTAAGTATAACTCATATCGGGATATAAAGCAAACATAGATATTACATCCAGTTAGACATTAGTGTGTGTGTCACACGTATCATGTCTTATAGTGGTTTGGTATCTCTATTTTCGGCTTTGTTAATTCCCGCCGAAATTTAATCTCATATGATGATATAATTTATCTTATGTCACCTCAAGATTGGGCAGCGCTAACTTTAACTCTTCTTACTATTGTAACTATTGTTGCTGGTGGAATTCGTTGGCTCGTAAAACATTATTTAAACGAACTTAAGCCCAATTCAGGCTCCAGTTTAAAAGATTCCGTTAATCGCCTAGAGGAAAAAACTGACAAATTATTTGACCTTTTGCTTGAACATTTTAAAGATCATTCTAAAAAATAATTCTTTATATATAATATATAAGATACTTTAAAACCTTACTTGCTAGTTATTCTTTTCTTTATATTTTTAAGTATACACGTTAATACTCTGGATTTTTACAGTTTATGCAAAAATGATTATAACGATTGTATAACAATTTCTTTAATGTCTGGTTTATAACTTTTTGTTATAATATGTCCGTTTTATGATAATATAATGTTATAATTTTTGTGCTGGCACCTAGATACTACCCCACCCCACTGCGTCTAGGTGTCCAGTTTTATTTAATGGTATAATCAATTATCATGTGTGCTCCTACAATAGAAAAATATGGCGCTTCGCCAGCAAACATTCAGTGGACCGTAGTCCGTGGAAATGATGCGACCTTAAAGGTAGAATTTTTTGAAGATGACGAAATAACCGCTTACGACACTGATGGCTGGACATACCTATCTACAGCCTATGATCCTACAGGGGAAGTTCTTGATGAACTTACAGTAACAGAGGAAGATGGATATGCAATTATTTCTATACCTGCAAATATCGCTACCAACTGGGGAACTCAATATAAATCCGTAGTATCAGAACTAAAGTTTGACCTTCAGGTTACAATTCCTGGCGGTAGTGGAGAAGTAGACACAATCTGGACTCCAGTAATCGGAACAATTTGTGTGCTTGGAAATGTAACCCCTGGAGGAAGTTTATAATGCCAGTTGTAAAAATTTCTACTACAAACACAAAAATTCCACCAATTGTTAAAATTGGTAAAAAGGTCTTTAAGACAAAAATAAAGTAAGGCTTGGTCAACATGACAAAGAGCATGGAGTTTCCAAGTAAAAAGAAAAAATATAACGAAACCGTAGAGCAGACAAAATCTGTTGAGTATATTGCCGTTCCTGGAATTAAAGGAGAAAGAGGCGAAACGGGATTAACTGGTCCACAAGGACCACAGGGGCCAAAAGGAGATAGGGGTGAAAAAGGTTCCCAAGGGATTCAAGGTCCAAAAGGAGAAAAGGGTGACCCAGGCAAGGGTGCAGAAGGATATGACAGCCCATCTGGGCAGTATCCTGGTTGGGCATATTATACTGGAAATGATACAGAAATATATAAAGTTGGTCCAGAAAGAGGAGAAGACGGATGGGTTTCTTTTTTCTTAAATGTAGATAAAGATCAAACTATTGAAACCTATCTTCCAAATAAATCGGTCTCTTTATTAAACGAAGTAGCAAAAAACATTAATTTTAAAACACTTAAAGTAGGATCAAAAGTAGAAGTTAGATATGACTTTTCTTTAGAAACGTACACAAGCAATACAGAGGTTTGGATAAGAACTCTTTTAAGAGACGAAGAGTTATCTCCTATAGGATATGTCGGATTGCTAAAATATCAATATCAATACGATTTATCATATTCTCAAACCATTTTTATCAATAACGACAAAATTAAAAACTATGGAGGAACCCCTCAAATTAGAACTGACAATGAGGGTTCTTTTATTTTAAAAGGTATATATATATCAGTATCATAGTGGTATAATTAAACAGGAGGAATAATGGCATTTCCAGGCACATATAATTTTAATTACTACCGTGGTGATAGGTATGAATTTGTAATCCGTCCAAAAACTGCAAACGGTGGGGCTTTTGATTTAACAGGCTATAACGCAGATTTTTTTGTTGCTAATGCAAGAGGAGAAAACAAAACTCAATACGAAATGCAGGCTGTTGTTGATGGTTCTGCAGACACTGTGACTTGTACAATTTTGCCAGGTGCTGGAGAAAGCCTTGCTGGTGGAACATATGTTTATGATGTACAAATAGATTCTGGTGCAACACACGTTTTTACACTTTTAACTGGAACAATTACTGTAACAGAAGATGTAACTGGAGCAGATGATTCATAATGGTTGATGTATTACTTAATACCGACGATGTTGTAGTTATAGGACCTCCAGAGTCAATTGACTTATTGGTTGATATTGGTCCACAAGGAACTCGTGGTAGCAAATTTATTGTTGGTTCTGGAGAGCCTAACACACTAACATCAAGTGGTATTTTATTTGGAAACACTTTAATTTTAAATGATATGTATATTAATACAGCACCAGGAGAAAACTATGGATATATGTATCAGTACATTTCTCAAGCAGGTGGAAATACTTGGGTTCAAGTTTTAAAAGTAAGTCCAGCAATTTACTCTTCTGTAGAAACAATTGCTTTTACATCTGGAGCAGGATCAATTACTATTCCAATATCAAACATCGTAACAGTTAGTGGTTCACCACTTACCGCTTTAAATTTTAATGTTCAGTTTCGCATTGAAGGGGCAAATCCAATTGCTTCATCAATGGAAATTCCTGCTTTGGCAGGGGCTGGAACAAACCTAGTAATAAATTTTGACGCAGTTCAATATAGCGGTGGTAGTTGGTCAGCACTTGATGGAAATAAAACAGTTCATCTGTTTATTTCTATAGTTTAATAAAAATGGTATAATCTTAAAAGAGGTGAGACCCAAATGGCTGTAGAAAACATAGGAAACTTAGTTCCAACAAAGATTCCAGCATTAATTGATGATGCTAATATTCAGGATGCACTTAAAGCATATCACTATGGATCATACACTTTTGATACAGCAGAAAACAATCCAGAAAATCTACTAAATCCATCTATTGCTTATACTGTTAATGATTTACAAAACCAGATAGATGATCAGGTTGCATTAGAATTAGCAGCAAGAGATAGTTCAAGAGTAACTACAACTGCTCCTACCTCCGCAGCATTTACAGCATTTTCTGACACAATTCCAGATGGATACATTTGGGTAGACAAAGATGCTCCTGCTCAGGTTGGTTATATTTCTGCAACATCTGTTTATACAACAACAGAACCAACAACTGGATTAGCAAATGGAGTTATCTGGATTAAAAAAGGTTCAAGCCCACTTGAAATGTATGTTTATAATAGCGACACTAGCACTTTTGATCAGGTGATCTAATGCCAACAACTTTTGATGAAGATGGAAAGCCAGGGTATATCTATAACGTAGCAGATGATAAATGGTATGCCATTTCTGGTAAAACTGACACATCTGGAACTTTTGAATGGTCTGGAACACATAATCACCTTTCATCATTTACAACATCAGACATTTTTATTGCAAAAAAAGGTATAAATAATTATCTCAACCCAGCAGCAAGAAATTCAGCAATTCCATCACCTACTTCAGGAACGCTTGCATTTGTCCGTCAAGATGCCAGTGGCAATACAATAAATCAACTTCAATATTACAGCGGATCTGCTTGGGTACAAGTAGCAGCCGACTCAGATCCAACCCCAAACATATTTATGCTTATGGGTTGTTAGTGTGATAGAATAAGTATTAAGGAGGAAAAATGCCAACAACATATAAAGTACTAGGTCAGTCAGGACCTTCTGCAACAACAGAGACAACTCTTTATACTGTTCCATCTTCTACGCAATCGGTAGTTTCAAGTATTGCAATTTGTAATCAGGCTGCAACATCTGCTACCTTTAGAATTGCAGTAAGGCCTTCTGCAGATGCTACAACTGCTGCCAAACATTATTTAGTTTACGGAACAACTATTGCTGCAAACGATACTATTGTTTTAACTATGGGAATAACCCTTGCTGCTTCAGACAAAGTATTAGTTTATGCCTCAACTTCAAATATGTCTTTTGCGGCATATGGATCTGAACTTGTTTAAGAATAATGACAATTTCAAAGGCATCTCTACAATCATTAACATCAAAAAAGTTACAATATACCACACCAATTAATGATATTCCAGATGGTGCAATTCCAACTGCAACTGATGTCGGAACATCTCGTCCTTTTAATAATGGATCTGCAACAATTACTTTGGCTGCACCCACAACAGGTGGACCAGCAACAAGTTATACTGTAACATCAAGTCCAGGATCATTCACTGCTACTGGATCTTCTCCATTAACGGTTACAGGGCTACAATCTAATACATCTTATACTTTTACATCGGTAGGAAATAGTGCATTGGGAAGTTCTTATTTACCAAGCATAGCCTCAAACTCAATTACAGCAACTACTGTTCCAGATGCACCAGTTATTGGTGTAGCAACTAAGATTAGCAATACTGTAGCAAGTTTAACTTTTACACCGCCAGAAAGTGGTGGAAGTAATATTACAGGGTACACAATAACCTCTTCTCCATCTATTTCAATAACTACTAGTGCTGGAACAACTAGCCCATTAACAGCGACTGGATCATTTTTGGGTGGACAGTCTTATACTTTTACTATTGTTGCAACTAATGCTAATGGAAATAGTTTATCTAGTTCTGCAAGTCCTGGAGTAGTTGTTACAGAAACTTCCGTTCCAGCAAAACCAGCAGCACCAACCGTAACAACTGCAGCAGATGCTGATACCGTTACCTGGGTTGCTCCAGCAAATGGTGGAAGTACAATTACTGGATACACTTGGGCATCATCTGATGGCAAAACTGCAACAGTTAGTGGAACAACGCTATCAGTTGTAGTTGCTCAAGAAGGAAATACATCACAAACATATACTGTTTATGCTACAAATGCAATTGGAAACTCTTCAATATCAGATCCATCAAATAGTGTTACTACCCCGCCGTTTTTCCCATCATTTGGTCCATTCTTCCCACCGTTCTTCCCATTCTTTCCACCGTTCTTCCCGTTCTTCCCACCGTTCTTCCCGTTCTTCCCATTCTTCCCAAGATTCGTTCCGCCAAGTTTTGGTCCTCTGGGCTAATAAATGATATAAAAAAACCCCCAAGGAAAAAATCCAAGGGGGTAATTTTATTAACTGCTACTTACATGGATACTTGTTATACCATTCCTGATACCGTGATCCATTTAGAGTAGTCCATGAGGACCAGTCTGTACCGCCTTTAGTCATATGATGTGTTATTTGTGCGTTTTTAACTGGATTAAATAGTTCAGAGTTTGACTCTAAATCAAACTTCTCTCTACGATCTGGACCTAAGTTCCCTATCATGTTTATTTGAAACATGCCATAAGAACTATCTCCAGTATTAGAATTACCGTTAAAGGCATGTGGTCTAGCATTAGTCTCAGCCATAGCAATTGCACAAGCAGATCTTAAAGCCTTTCCTTCAAACCCTACAGCCTTTAATAATTCAATTAACTGCCCATCACTTAAATTATGAGCATTTTTATACTTTTCTAATATTTTTTCTTTAGAAACCAAAAAAGCCACCTTGGGGGTGGCAGAGGAATCTATAGAACTTTTAATTAGTAAGTTGTTTTCATTTGTTGCATTTGCGGTAGCCGAAAAAACGGTACTGCAAATAACCAACGTTAATACCCCTAGCCAAACATTTGCTTCTCTCATTGTAGAATACCTCCTAGAGAACAAATGCTACCTACTGGTAGCATGTATTAATTATAACATCAATTTGCCCTTTTGGTCAAGTTAAACAATAAAATATAAAAATATTTAAAATATTACTTTAGTTAGTGGTATAATAATAAGATTATGGCTACTTTTAGAGATCAAGGTTTAGGCTCTTATTCAATTGGTTCTGCACCTCCTACGGTCAACTGGACGATTGTAAAGGGCGACACATCAGCATTTCGGGTATATGTAACAGATGATAATAAAGATCCCCTAGTGATTGAAGACTGGACAATTGAAATGGAAATTAAAAGACCAGCAATTGCGGGTAATTTAAATGATGCTGATCCAGCAGGAGTTTTGATTCTTACTCCTATTGCCACAGCAGAAGATGGCGATGGAGAATTTACAGTTTCTCTAACATCTGCTCAATCAAAAAGTTTAAACACTGGAGATATTTTTGATATTGAATTAAGGGATGCCAGCAGGGTATGGACAGTTGCTCGTGGTATATTAACAGTTATTGAAGATGTTACAAACAGCGATGAGTCATAATGGCTTCCGTAGCAATAATAGATTTATCTGAAAAAAGATCAGAAACAATTTCTAGGATAGGTTATCCTAAAAGTAATATAAGTGGTTTTGTAAGGCTTACAAAGATACAAGAAGTTTTGCCTTTTAGAGTTATGTTTACAAATATTGGAATACCAGCAGCATACTCAGGTGTACCTGGAATTGGACTTCAAATAATTGG